TAATTGTTGAAGCCATAATTTTATATTACTATCATCCTATTGAAATTTGTATCTTATTACTACTATACCACTTCCACCTGATCCACCAATATGATATGAACCTGCGGGTTGACCTCCTGGTGCTCCACCTCCGCCACCTGTATTTATTGTTGCAGGAACTCCATCATTTGGACTAGCACTACCAAGTTTTCCATCGCCTCCACCACCTACACCACCTGCTCCTCCAGGACTAGGGGCTGGATTTGGTGTATAACTTCCCCCACCTCCACCGCCTGCATAATATCTATATGAACCACAAGATTCTCCATTACTTCCAAAAGCTGTTGGAAAACCACCGCCAGCACCACCATCTCCTGCTCCACCAGGGTTTGTAGGATTTGCGCCTGCGCAAGAACCTGCTACCATCATTCCTCCACCACCGCCACCACCTGTATTACTATTCCCTGCTGATGGGTTACCTGGATGTCCCACTTGTAATCCACCTGGAGTTCCTTGAGCTGGAGTTGTTGGGGGTGTATTTCCAACACCTGCATTGCCTCCAGAATCTCCACCTGGTCCACCATTTCCTCCACCAGATCCTCCTGCATTTTCAGGTCCTGTTGTTGATGGATGCAGTTGTCCTTGACCTCCACCTGCTGATGTTATTGTTGTAAAAATTGAATTACTTCCATTAACACCTACAGTTTTACAACCTGATCCACCTGGATTTCCTCCTGGTCCACCTCCGCCTACTGTAATTGGATAGCCTTGTACTGTAGCAGTTATAACATTAGCTGGAGTTGGTGAACCACATAAAGGTTTCGCTGGATAACATAGAGGTGCTATACTTTGTGCTACAAATCTTGCACCGCCTGCTCCTGCTCCTCCACCTGCAGTACAAGCAGGCCCTGCAGTTCCTCCTGTGCCACCACCACCAGCTACTACTAAATATTCTACATTGTTAGGATTACCAGAAGGACCTGGTGCTACATTAGAAACACACAAAGTTCCTGGTCCTGTAAAAGTATGAATTTTATAATCTCCACATTCTGCTCCTGCACAAGGAGTACCACCTGTGGCCGCCAGAAAAGGAGGTATACCTCTAACATTAGAAGTTGAATCCATTGTATTAACCCAACCTTGTACACCATCAACATACACAAAAGTAACCGATTGACCTTCTGTATTTAAAACTGCATCATTAGTGTCTCCACCTATTTTTTCTGAACCATCAGCCGCAACTGTAACATTATATGTTTGCCAAGTTGCCGCATAATCAGCCATTGAAATAATATCTCCAGCTGAACCTGCTGGTAAGTTAATTGTAATTGTGCCTGCTGTTGTATTTAAAAAATACCCTTTGCCTGTTACTCCTGTCACAGGAGAATCTCCTGTTACTTTTGGAGTTGTAATCCAATCTACAGTTCCTGTTCGACCAAAACCTGATTGAGTTGCTCCTGAAGCTAGTGAAACTGTACCACCACAACGACCTAAAGTTACTGTCGTTGCATCTACTACTGCAGTTTTACAAGCTCCACCACCAACTGTTAAAGTTGTTCCGCATTGTTGTTGAATTTTATCTACTTCTACTCTGCTCATTAGACAATTACCACCGTTCCTGTAATTGTAACTGTACCTGGTAAAGTAATAGGTCCTGCAAGAACTCCACTCTCTACAGTTTGAGTTCCATCAATCGTTGCCGCTTGATTAGGTATAAATTCATTGGGAGAGAATTGCCCTCCGATATATTGGATTCCATTTATTACTGCCGTCATAATTCCTCCTACGAACTAATTGTATCAATGTATGAACACGTAACATCTAGTGAACTTGCGGTATCACTAACTGCCTCTAATACATCACCGTTAGCTAAAACAATCTTCGCTCCGCCTTGGATCAATTCGATAGCTGAATTGGGTGGAATGTTGACTCCTTTTGCTAAAAAGTAGTCAGCTCCGCCTTTTGCAATTTTAACATCAACTAAAATAGTTGTTGCTACAATATTACAACATCTAATTCCTATTACTGCATCATAATCTCCTGCATTTAAAATAGTAGTGTCGCCGGTGCTAATCTCTCGGGTTAAAGTGTTTCTAAAATCTTGTGCCATATTTTTTCCTTTTCTATAATGCTACCGCCATTGCTAATGCAAATCCTGCGCTTGCTGCTCCTACCGGTACAGGAGGTGTTGAACCATCTAAATAAATAGCTTTACTTGCTGGCAATGTACAAAATACATCTTTAGTTCCAGCACCAAGAGTGATTGCAGAAGTATTGCCGTCGGAATTATCGAGGACCGTTGTTCGAGCTAAATTAGCACTCGTTCCATCTAAAGTTCCTAAACCCACTTCCCATTCAGCGGTTCCCTGATTATGAATCGCATAATACGTTGTATTAAGATTTCCAATTCCGGTTGCAAAAGTTATAAAACCTTCACCCGCTACTATACCGCCGAGTGCAATCGCCCCCGTACCAGTTGTCGTACTAGTTTCTTTTACTCTATCATTTATAACCAAAGCCATTTTTTATCTCCTATACTTACGAATTAATACTTAATAACGCATCTGCACCAGAAGGTGATCCAGAAGTCGGACTTGGGAAAGTTACTGTGAACGTCCCATTAGAACAAGATTTTGTTCCACTGAAATCTAGAACAACAACTAATTTATTGCTCTCTGATGAATTATAAAGGGCTGCATAAGCTGCACTAAAAGTTGCTGGTGTTGGACTTCCCCAAACACTATCCGTAAAATCAACTGTTGCATAGTCTGTAACATTTGAAACCGCATTACCTGATAATGTATTACCACCTGCTGAATATTCTGTTCCTGATGATTCACTTGTAACAACATAAACTGTACTAGTACTTTGAGTGTAAGGGTTCGCCGTATAAAGTGCTAACTTAAATGTATCCGATGCAAAGTCGTGAGTGCCGCTCAACAACTCTACAGGGAATGCATAAGGTACTTCGTTTGCCATTTTTTATCTCCTATTTGTTTCCATAACTTGATGGGGGTTTAACGTTAAGTTGAGCACGAACTTCACCATCTTGATATTCGTCTCTGCGTCTTTGACCGAGTTGTTCGATCGAGTACGATTCTAGAGCTTCGTTAAAAGCTTGAGTGTAGTATTGTAACATATCTTGAGGACCTTTCAAGTACCCATATGCATTTACTAAAGAGGCATATAAAATAAGATCAGCATATTTATTTGATAAATATGTCCCCGCTGTATCTGTTATAATACTTGTTGGTTCTTTATCATAACAAAGCGTAATTGCATAAGTTTTATCAGGAGTAGGTGCTACTACCCAATAAGTTTCATCCCAATTTGCATAGTATTTTGGAATATCTACAGCTGAAGTACCAGGTGTTGAGTAATATTCGGCCATAAAAGAAGTGTCTCTTTGCTCTAAATAATATTGATTTCCTGCTGCATCTTCTAATTGAGCATATCGGATCGCTCTCAGATCGCCAGGAATAGTTACATATCTATTCCCACTAACTAAATTTGATGTAGCATAGTAAACATTTTGATCTGTATCAATTGTTCTTAAAATTTTATTTTCTGCGTTTTGAATAATTCGAGATAAGACAGCATCTGAAAGTACATTACTCCCAACTTCTGTATAGTTTCTAATATCGTCTCTTAAATTTGTTAAACTGTATGCCATTATGAACTAACCACCTTTAATGTTACAGGGCCCGCAGAACAAGCAGAACCGCCTCCTGATATTCCTCCAGTTGTAGCTGTATCTGTACTTGTAAAGAAAAAATAATTTTCAGGAGAGGTTAAATCGCCCGTCGCCCGAGTAACACTCCCATCAGCATTTTTCTTTCCAATAGTAATTGTAAATCCTGTTGCTGAATCAATATCACTCACATTATCAAAAGTAGGTATATCTCTAAAAGCTTGTAGATTAGTTGCATCTGCTCCACCACTTCCAGCAGAAGTTACTTGAGCTGGTCCTCTTAATCTTACCGTATCGCCAGTGGATCGTTGATGATCAACTGAATAAACATTTACATAAGTAGTTCCAAGATAAATAACCGTTGTAAACGGATTGGGGTCTAATAAAATTAAACTCACCGCTGCCGCAGGTTGTGGTC